GCGTGATCGTGCTCGACACCTACGCCAACTACTGATGACCCCGGGCCGGGTTAATCCCGGCTCGACCTCAACCTCTTTTGGAGAACCTACATGGCTACCTACTCACCCCTTGATTTGAATAGCAAACCGGTGTTGACCGGTATCCCCGGCGCAGTGGTGTACGACGGCAAGGTGACCTGCACGGCTTCCGCAGCCACGGCTGACGTTATCCGGTTCATGCGTATCCCCGCAGGCACACGCCTGTGTGAGATCAGCATCCGCGTTGCAACCGCGTTTGGTGCCACAGCCCCTAGCACATTGCGCTTGACCCCCGCAGATGGGAGCACCGCGACGGAGTTGGTCGCGGCTGGGGACACCGTCCTCGCATCCATCAACAAGAAGGCAATGGTGTTTGAGCCGGTGACCGTGACCAAGGACTCGTTTCTTGAGTGCTTGCTCGGCACGGTAGGCACTGGCGCGGCCGGTGTTGCCACTGCAGTGGCCCTCGGTCAGCACGTCGGCGCAGCCTGATAGTTGCACCAAGTCCTGGGGTGTTCGCACCCCAGGCACCCTAATTCTGGAGAAGGTATGGACCTGATCGGCATCAAGTACACGGGACGCAAAGCGTTCCCTCGACCGGACAATATGTTTGGCACCGGGTTGGTCTGGGAAACCCCGGCCAGTGTGCAGTATGTGCCCGAGCAACTTGCCGCCAAGTTCGTCGCCTTTGATGGTGTGTGGTCTTTGGCGAACAAAGAAGATGGTGCTGCGTTGAAGAAGGCCGCGATGGCGGTGCTGGCGCAACCCGTCAAGCAGGTTGAAGAAGACGTCGAGTTGGCACCGCTGGTGCAGCTTGACGCTATGGACGACAACGCCTTGCGTGAGTTCGCGCAGCGTCAGTTCGGCCAGAAGCTGCACCCTCAGATGACTGAGAAGAACATGCGGGTCAAAATCCGCAACATGATGAACAGCCCGGTGACGGGCTAATCGCATGACGATCGCCGCATCGTCCATCCTCGATCGCGCTGCGACGATCCTGCAAGACAGTGGTGTCCGCTGGCCGGTCGACGAACTGGTGCAGTGGTTCAACGACGGGCAGCGCGAGGTGTGCCTGTTCAAGCCGGAAGCCAGTGTGGCCAACACGGCGATGCAACTGACGGCCCTGAACACCAAACAAAGCCTGCCGACTGCCGCGATTCGATTGATTGACCTGGTGCGCAACATGGGCGCGGACGGCCTGACGCCGGGAGCGCCGATACGCATGGTCACGCGCGAGATTCTCGACGTGCAGCGACCCGACTGGCACACACAGACCGCCGCCACGGCCATCAGGCATGGTGTGTTTGACCCGCGCAACCCAAAGAACTTTTACGTTTTCCCGCGCCCAGCCACGGCCATCTATGTGGACGCGATCTATGCCGTCAACCCGGTTGACGTGACAACGGTGACCGGCGTGGCAACAGGCAACCTGGCGCTGGATGACATCTTCGCCAGCGCACTACTCGATTACGTGCTGTTCCGCGCTTTCCTGAAGGACTCGGAGAACCCGGCGAACGCACAGCGTGCCGCTGCGCACCGGCAACTGTTTGACGGTGCCGTTGGCGCACGCAACCAAACTGACGCGGGCATCCAGGCGAGGCCGGAAGCATGACACCACTGACCACGTTCTACCCCTACTTCATGCACCACGTCATGGGCTGTTCGGAGCCATTAGCCGATCGCGCCATTGTTGATGCAGCGATTGAGTTCTGTCGGCGCGCGGAGCCAGTTCGACGTAAAGTCGTTGTCAGCATCGTAGCCGCGTTGACCGCGACGATCCCGGATAATCTGGATGAGGATGTCATCGCAGTACCCATGGTAAAGCTGGGCACGGCAGACCTTCTTCCGGCCAATGAACTCGGCGCGTTTGCGTTGGATACGGGCACCATTGGCACGATAGCAACCCATTACACACATGCCGCTGGCGTGCTCACCCTGCACCCCCCTGTGGCTACCACAGGCGACCTGACCGTCCTTGCGTCCTTTGCACCAAAGAAAGATGCTACCCAGATCGACGACCTGTTCATGCGGGACTGGAATGACACGCTGATTGAGGGCGTCCTGGCCCGCTTGCGGTCAGTGCCCAACCAACCCTTTAGCGACCCTGCCATGGCTGAGGTCAACAGGATGCGTTTCTCGCAAGGATGTACGGCGGCATCGATCCAGGCTGATCGCGCCCAGACAACCGTACCCCTGCGAGTCTCGCTCAGTGTGATCTAACCCATGACCGTCATCGCCATCGACCAATTCGGGGGGATGTCTCCCCGCACCGACCCGGCGATGTTGACCGGCAATGCCGCGCAACTGGCGCAGGATGTGCGTCTGCACAGTGGCGCAATCAAAGGCTGGCGCAAGCCGCTGTCGTTGATCCCGATGACGCCGGTCGATCCCCTGACGCAAACCATTTATTACGACCAGGGCGAAGGCGTCTGGTACAACTGGCTGACCGACGTGAACATCGTCCTCGGCCCGGTTGCGGACACCACCGGCAACTATCGCTATTACTTCACGGGCGATGGTGGCCCGAAGAAGACCGACTCTACCCTGGGCGTGACAGGCACTGGCACCTACCCGCGCACGACGCTGAACCTCGGCGTTCCCGCCCCCACACTGGCCCCGACCCTGGCGCTGGCGGGAGTTGGCTCCGGCGACAACGAAGACCGGGTCTACGTTTACACAAACATCTCAGAATTTTCCGGGGTTGAGGAAGAGAGCGCCCCGTCACCGCCCGCTACGATCACTATCCAGCCGGGTAACTCGGTCAACCTGTCCGCCCTGTCCGCCTTCCCGACCGGCGACTACCAGTTCACCAAACGTCGCATCTACCGACTCAGTAGTACAGAGTACCTGTACGTCGGCGAGACGGCGACCACCACGTTCCCGGACACCGTGGCCAATGACGACCTAGCAGAGCCGCTGGGCACGACGCACTACGACGAACCGCCTGCGGGCCTGACCGGACTGACCTCGATGGCCAACGGCAACCTGGCCGCGTTCCTCGGCAACGAACTGTACTTCTGCGAACCTTACAAACCCCACGCCTGGCCCGCCAGTTACCGCCTGACGACCAATGAGCCGATAGTGGCACTGGTGGCTGTGTCGCAAGGTATGTATGTGCTGACCACTGGGCACCCTTACTTCTGCTCCGGCTTGACGCCGGACAGTATGACGATGGAGCGGCTGACCAAGTACGCCCCTTGCGTATCCAAACGCTCTGCTGTGACGGACGGGATCGGCGTGCTTTACGCCACCTACAACGGTATTGCTTACATCCAGGGCGCAGGCGTTGACTCGCTGACCAAGGCGCTGTTCACCCAGGAAGAATGGGGCACATACGCCCCGGACGCGATGCACGGCATCTGGTACGACGAGCGTTACACGATGTGGTACTTGATCATCGAAAATGTCCCATTCATCATGAACGGCGCGTATGCGATGGACGGCACGCAAGAGATGAACGGCGTTGCTGGACTAGAGAGCGACATGGGCGCTGGCCTGGTGCTGGACACGTCGGTGCCGTCGTCGCCCTTGACCGAGATGAGCACCTTCACCACCGCGACCCACATCCGCGCCGACACAGGCAAGCTGTACATCGTCTCAGGTGGCGAGGTCATGCAGTTCGACGGTGACGAGTACAACCGCACGCCTTACGAATGGCGCTCGAAACTGTTTGTGCTGCCGCACCCGACCAACTTCTCATCGCTTCAGGTGATCGCCGACAACAGCGGGGGGGCAGCCACCGCAGCCGCCAAAGCGATTGCTGACGCGAACGCGATCATCAACGCTAACCTATGGGCCGCAGGGGCGTATCAATCCGGCTGGGCGGACTGCGGCATCAACCAGTACGACTGGAACGGCACCGAGATGATCAACTCCAGTGCGATTGACAGCCTGACGCTTTCGGTCAAGGTCTATGCGGACGGCATCCTGCGCCATGCGGCGAACGTCACCAACAACCTTCCGATGCGCCTGCCGAGCGGGTTCCAGAGCGACACCTGGGAGATCGCCGTGTCTGGCAACAAGACCGTGCGCCGGATCGCGATGGCGAACTCGATTGCGGAACTGACCCAGGTATGAAAAAGCCCACCATCCCCGCGCCCACTGGGCTTGATGAGCCAACGGCCCGCGTGCTGCGCCCGGTCAAGCTGATCCTGGACGACATCACAGGCGCGCGGAGTGGCGAACTGGCGCGACTACCGGCTGACGCAACATTGCCCCAGGCAGTCGCCAAGATCAACGATATCATTTCCCGGCTGAACGGGAGCGGAGCATAAACATGGCTAACCTGACCCCAACCCCAGTAATGAGTGACGTGGTGCAGCACGAGACGACTACCCTCGTCCTTGGCGGACCCGCTGGCCCGATGAACCTGCAGGCACAGGCGTTGCTGAACCGGACGGAGTATCTGAACGGCTTCGCTGCGCGCAACAACACATACACCAAAGCTCAACGCGGTGCGTTCGTTGCGCTGACCAGCACGTCCGCCAGCATTGCGGTTGACCTTGATCTGTCGAACAACTTCAACCACACGCTAACCGAAAACACGACCCTGGCCGCGCCGACGAATAAGGTTGCCGGGCAGCGCGGGGTGATTCACTTGACGCAACATGCCAGCGCACCAAAGACCTTGGGCTACAACGCATTTTGGAAGTTTGCCGGGGGCACGCTACCGACGCTGACCGCAACCAATGGCGCGATTGATGTGCTGAGTTACGTTGTCAATCCGGCGGGGACGAGCGCGTTCTGTTCTTTGGCAAAGGATGTGAAATGATAGGCATCAAGTTCACCAACAACTTCTCGGCACCGATTGCCTCGAATATCTCCTCCAGTGCCACGACCATCCCCCTGGCCACGGGGTACGGCGCACTGCTGCCGAGTTACGGTGTTGACGAGTACGAGTACATCACGCTGGTGGACTCGGCTAACCACATCGAGATCGTTAAGGTCACCGCCCGCAGTGGTGACACATTGACCGTCGTTCGTGCCCAGGACAATACCCTAGAGAGAGCCTGGACTGCCGGCGACAGGATGAGTTCGCGTCCCTGTGCAGCCGCGATGTACGACGCGCTTCAGGTCAACGCCGCTAAGGCTGACGCGGTGCATTCCCATGCTGCTGGGGACGTTGCACTCACCCCCACGGGCGGTATCGAAGCGACCAACCTTCAGGCGGCGATTGTCGAACTGGATGGTGACATCGCGGGCAAGCAAGCGGCGCTTGGATACACCGCGGCACAGGCCGGGGCAAACTCGAACATCACGTCCCTGACTGGCCTGACGACGCCACTGAGCGTGGCGCAGGGTGGAACGGGAGCAACAAGCGACGCAACGGCACCGTATGCGCTGAAGGGTGCAAATACCGACATCACCAGCCTTGCCGCGCCCGCGTTGGGGGCGGCCACGGCGACGACGCAAGCCGATGTAGACGATTCGACAAAGGTAGCGACTACTGCATGTGTGCATGCTGTGGTCGATGCGGCGATTGCTGCAATGCCAACGGCCGTCGCAACTGATCAGGGACACAACAACGTAGGAAGCCTTGCCGTAGTTGATTACGCGCAAGTGGGAAACCATCCCGTTGCGGCTGGTGGAGTTGTTAGTGCGGTTTACATCACTTCACCTACCGGACTAATTGGATCGTGGCGCGTGTTCTTCGCAATCACCTACGACTCTGGCAGTGGCTTCTCGGTTGGTTCTGGATTGGCCCAACGGATTTCGTGACGCGCAAGCCGCCTCTCGTCGCTACCCACGCCACACGTTTTGTGGTATTAAGCTGCAGGCAAACTCTTGCAGGTACAAGTGGATGGCGGACCTGATCTTCGACCAGAAGGCGCGTGTGGGGGAGTGGGTCGCTGTGCAGGTTGGCCAGTCGGCAAGCTGGGGTGACTTTTACGCAATGGGCTTGGAGCAGGACGGCAAGATCATTGCCGGCATTGTGTTCAACAACTTCAACACCAGTAACGCCACGGCGCACATTGCCGTGTTGAAGCCGAGCAAGGCGTTTCTGAAGCTGCTGGAACACGCGGCGGATTATGCGTTCAACCTGTGCAAGCTGAAGCGGCTGACAGGTCTGGTCGAGATGAGCAACAGAAAAGCCCTTGCGCTGGACAAGCACATCGGGTGGGAAGAAGAGTTCGTGATGCGGTCGGCAGCGGCAGACGGCGGCGATTTGCAAGTGTTCGTGCTGTGGCCTGACAAGTGCCGCTGGCTGAAGAGGAGAGTGACATGATCGGTGCAGAAAAATTCCACCCCTGGCTGAAGCGTCCGGTGCTTGAAAAAAAAGATTCCGAAGCGCCTGATTACGCGCCGATGGCGGAGGCCAGCAAAGAGTCCGCCCAGATCATGGCCGCGCTAGGCAAGGATCAGCTTGATTTCTCCAAGCTTCAGTACGAAGAGGCGAAGCCTCTGTTCGAGCGTATTGTCAACAGCCAGATATCCACGCAGGACAAGACCAACGCGCAGGCTGACGAGTACTACAAATACCAGCAGGACACATTCCGTCCCGTTGAAGAGAAACTGGTCGCGGATGCACAGAGTTACAACACCACGGCAGAGCGTGAGCGGATGGCAGGCCTGGCATCTGCCGACGCAGGACGGGCGTTTGCCAACACGCAGGGCGCAACGAACCGTGGGCTGGCTTCGATGGGTGTCAACCCGGCATCCGGCCGGTTCGCCTCGACGCAGAACGCCAACGCCCTCGCACTTGCAGGGCAGCGTGCCGGGGCGATGAACAGCACCCGCACACAGGCAGAGGCAACCGGGTACGCCCGCAGCATGGACGCCGCCGGTCTTGGTCGTAACCTGACAGGCGCGTCTCAGGGCGCGTACAGCTTGGCGCTTAACGCAGGCAACTCCGCTGGGCAGAACCAGATGGCCCCCGGGCAGCAGTACAGCCAGGGCATGGCCCAGGGTGCCGCGACCATTGGATCAGGCCGGCAGATGTTGCAGAGCGGCCTGGGTGACATCCTGAACGGACAGATCAGTATGGCCGGGTCGGCGAACGCAGCGAATGGCGCTGTGGGCGGTGCCGCGCTAGGCGCGGCGGGGGGAATCGCGGCGGGGGGAATCGCCGTGGCGATGATCTAACATGTATCAAGACCAGGAAGCAGCAGCCCAGCATACCCAAACCCTGGAGAAGCAGGGCGTCACCCTGCTTAACTTTTGGCGGTTGGGTGCGGAAGAGGGCGCGCACGTTGCGCGGTGCCTTGATCTTCTCGCGCTGCCGCGAAAGGCAAAGGTGGTGGACCTTGGGTCTGGCACGGGCGCTTTTGCACGTCTGGCGGGCGAGATTCGACCGGATATTCAGTTTACGCTGGTGAACGACCACGCCTGGCAACTTGAGCAATCCCGGTCGAGCGCGGCAAGGGTGTGCGCGGACATGGCGGACACGGGACTGCCTTCGGGTGATTTCGATGCTGTGATTCTGGCGTATGCACTTGGCCACGGTGCCGCCGCGAACGTATTGGAAGAGGCGCACCGTCTGCTGAGGGTGGGCGGCAAGATGCTCCTTCATGACGCGCACGCGCAAAACATCGGCGTGTTTAACCGGCATTATGAGAACCTGCACTACTGCGCGTACAACCTGACGCTGGTTCAGTTCTGGGCCGAGGTCATCGGCTTCGACCATGACAGTTTTACGCCGGATTCGTTTCTCGCCCCGGGCGATGTGGTGCGTGAGTATTACGCCAGCGGAAATCTGGAAGGCTTGACGCACGGTGTGACGGTCTTTCATAAGACTGACAGACCGCACAAAACCAAAGGCCGCAACGTCGGTCTGCAATTCTCTGGCGGCAAGGACTCGATGGCATGCCTGTTCATGCTGGAACCGTTCCTTGACCACATCACGGTTTATCACCTGAATACGGGCGACACCATCCCAGAGACGCGGGAGGTTATCGACTCGCTCCGGCCTGCGATCCCGCATTTCGTTGAGGTGCTGTCCGACGTGAAGACTTGGCGCGACACTTACGGCACGCCTTCCGATCTGGTTCCCACCAGCGCGCACAACATTGGCCTGATGTACGGCATGGCACCTATTAGGATCAGCAACAAGTTCGACTGCTGCCTGCAAAACCTGATGCTGCCGATGCACCGGAGAGCGATGGACGACGGGGTTGACCTGCTTATCCGAGGCACCAAGCTGTTTGACACCGGCAAAATCCCCTTCGAGGGGTTTGACGAGAATGGTGTCGAGGTCTGGCTGCCGGTGCGTGATTTGACGCACGACGAAGTGCTCGCCCTGCTGGACATTGTGGGCGCTCCGGTCAACCCGGTCTATGAACACTTCACCGGCATCAGCGCGCCGGAGTGTTTAGGCTGCACCGCGTGGTGGGATGACAACAAAGGTCAGTACCTGAAAGCGAGCCACCCAGAGCAGCATGCGGAGTACATCACGCATCTGCGTGGGATCAAGCAGGCTATGCAGACACACATCGAGCAACTTGATGCCGAGCTATCTTCGGCCGGAGACACACCATGGGAAGAGTAAAACTGCGCAATTACGACAGCCAGGTGAACAGTGGCCTGTCCGCATTCGAGAAAGCGTTCGGCATCACCAAGTCGGTGATGGACTCGTACCAGAAGAGCAAGATCACGGACATGCAGAAGGCGGGCCTTGCCGACGCGCAAGCCAAAGCCGACGCATCGGGTGGCGAGCGTGCTGTTTTGAACGGTGTTGATGGTCTCAAGGATGGTGAGACCGAAGCCTCTATTACCCAGAGCGCGTCAGACTTCATCAAGGGCATGAGTCCCGAAGAACTGGCTCTTGCAAAGGCCGCGTTGAATGCCGAGGAGACCAAGCGCGTGGCCGGGCTGCAGCCCCAACCGGCACCGCAGAACGTCGCAGCGCCCCAACCGCTTGGCCCGCAGGCTGCCGAGACCCCAGGCACCAGCATCCCGTCCGCACCGCCAGGCACCTACACGGTCCCAACCCCGGCGACAACGACGCCTCTCGGTGGCGCTACGCCCGCCCCAACTACTGCTGACCCGGCAACAGCCCCGTCGCGGCCGGTTGACCAGCTAACCAAAAACCAAGATACGCGGACCGCGCCAGAAGCAGCCACCGTTGCCGGGCTGAAACCCAAGATGACGCTGGACACCGTCAAGGGACCGAAGCTGGACGCGATGGACATCTACCGGAAAGAAGCCGTTCCAGGCATCCTGAAGAAGATGATCGAGCAGGGCCGGATGGAGGACGCTCAGAAGTTCGAGGCGTGGGCGGACAGCGGCACCGGCAAGTCCTACATGAAGACCTGGGTGGATGGCCGCATGGCCATTGCACGGGGCGACCATGCCGGGGCGATGAAGACCGCCGAGGAGTTGTACAACAAGCAGGTTCCTGACGGCCAGTACGTCTCAGTGAAACCCGGCAGCAAAGAAGGTCTGTGGGTGGTTGAGGTGCGTGACGAGAAGACCAACAAAATGGTCCAACCGCCACGGGAGGATAGCGCCGAGAACTGGAACACCTACGCCTACGGCCACGGCAACCCCGAGGCCGCGTATAAGCATCTGCTCGATTTGGACGCGGCTGCTGCTGCGAAGAAGGACAAAGCTGCCGATGCCACCCTGGCTCATGAGCGTGCCAAGGAACTAAAGACGCTGGATCCTGGGAAGACATCCACCCTCGGGCAGTTGATAACGGACAGAGACAAAGCCATCGCTCTCCATGGGCCTAAGCACCCGGACGTTCTCGCCTTCATCAAGGCCATCAAAAAAGCAGAGACGGCCAGTGGCGGTCTTCAGGTTAGTTTTGGGAGCATGGGCACCATTACCACTGACGATGAAGGGAATGTGGTCGCCGGGCAAGTAGGGAAGGATGGGCGGCCACGCGTCACCCGGCTCGGCATTGTTGACCCTAAAGTATTGGCGCAGGACAAGGCTATTAAGGTTGCAAAAGACAAGATAGCCAATCTGGTGAAGGAGGGTGCGGGGCGATACAGCGACCGCGCCACCGGGACGCGTGTGTTCCCTGACGACGCTACGCTGAAATTGTCTGAGATGGAATACACCACCAAAGAGTACAAAGACCAGTACGACCCAAAACCCGGATTGAAACCAAAACCGTAGCCTGCAAGCATCCGCTTGACATTACAGTCAAATCTGTAAAATGGCCGGGAGTAGTTACAACCCGGAGCACAGAACATGGCTGAGTCAACCTTCCTCGAAGAAGTCCGTCGCCTTAAAGCGCAGAACAACCTAACCTTCGAGGAAGCCGCCCCGCCGCTGGTCGAGAATACCTTCGCCGGCCCCGATGCCGCCGAGGTGTTGACGGCACCCATCCCGGATGCCAAGGCCACCCCCAAGGCCAGCAAGCCCCGCAAGCTCAAGTTCACCGAAGCGTTCTCCGAGGCGCGTGCTGCTGGCGCTCCTGAGTTTGAGTGGGAAGGCAAGGCGTACACCACCGAGATCGCTGAAGACAAGCCAGCACCGGCTGCGCAAGAGTCGGTCATGCGGCAACCGGCAACCACACCCGCAGATAGCCCGTTCAGAATCTCCCAAGGCCAAGGGCAGCCGGGGTTGGTGCAGCCACCTGTTGAGTTTCGTGATCGCCAGCAGATCGCCCGCGACAACACACCCCTAGTCGTCAAGCAAGTCCCGGGTGGTGTTGACTTCGCCGGATCAACTAACGATTACCTGGCTGCGCAGAAGGCCGCCGTGGCAGAGAGCGATAAGCAAGCTGAACTCCGCGCGTGGGAAGACCGCACCCGAGAAGCCAAAAAAGAACAAGAGCGGGTCGATAACGCCAAACGCAATCTTGGCATGGGTGAGTTTGCGGCGGAACCGCCAAAAGAAGACTACACGTATCTGAAGACCGCAGAACGCCCGCTGCCGGTCTTGACCGAGAAATCAAAACAGGAAGACGTGGGCAATTGGCTTGGCATCCGTGCCGCGCAATGGCGCGTCAAGAACCCCAACACAACGCCCGAGTCCGCTGGAAAGCTGGCGCTGGATGAACTGAAGCAGAAGCACCAACGCTCTTGGTCAAATGCCTTTGGTGACGCGGCGACCGCCTTCACAAAGACTGCGGTCGACACCGTTGGCGGAACCATAGGCCTGGCTGCTTCTGGCACAGAAGGCGCTAAAGCGTTTGGTTCTGGTGTTGCAAAGGTCATGGACTGGTTTGACTTCTACTCAGAAGATGGTGATGTGGTGCAGCGCACGTACAAAAACATCTTCGGTGACGTTGACCCGGCAAAGATGGCCAAGACGCTGGAGGACGCGAAAGAGTCTTTGGTCGGGCAACGCCTGCTGAAGATGCAGAAGGGTGCCGACGCTTTGTCTGGCGTACTTGAGCCGAGCCTGGGCACCAAAGTAACCCGGGCAGGGGTCTCCAGCGCGGATGGTGCGCTTGAATCATTTGTCGCGACGTTGAACAACTTCCCGGATGTCGCCGGCCAAGGCGCTGCGTCAATTGCCCCGGTGGCTTTCATGCAGAAGGCCATTATGACCAAAGCCTTTGGGGAGGCGATTGCTGTCCAGAAACAAATGATGCCTAACCTGCAGGCATTGGTGCGTTATCACTCGAAGGAAGCAGCAGAGGCGGCGCGCAAGGCGATGGCGGACGCCGTCCAGGCAAAGATTAACGAAGGCATGAAAAAAGCCGTAGTGGCAGGCATGGTGGTGGAAGCAGGGTCATCCGCGCCACTGCAGATGGATGGCGGCCTAGCGCAGATTAAAGGTGCTTTGTCCAACAGCATCGGCGGCCGAAATACGCCTGAGTACAAAACCTTTTTTGAGCAGATTGCTACGCGGGAAGACAGGGCCGTGATGGCCGGCGACGATGCCGCTGCAAAGAATCAGGTTATCGCAAAGGTGGACGACGCGTTTGCCGCGTATTACGCAGCGCGTGCTGCAGGTACGTCGGCGGCGGGCACGTTCGTCGGGTCGGTCGCCACAGGGGGTGTCGGTGAGCGGGCGATGGCAAAAGTATTCAGCCCTGCCGGTGACCTCAGTCTGCTAGGGAAGCCCGTGTCGGTGCTTCAGACCGGCACATTTGAGGCCACACAAGAGGTCGCGCAGACTCCGGGAGAGTACGACGCGGCAAAGCAAATCGCGACTGTGACCAATGGTGAAGCCCCATCGCTCGCCAACATGATGGGCGCGTCTGTGGCTTCCGGTATGGCCGTGGGCGGCGGTTCCGCTGCGGCAAGAGGCGTGGTAACCAGCGCACCAGCCGCTGTCGCAGGCGCGGTAGACACCGTGTCCCCACTGCTGGCAACCGTCACCCGCGCCATCCAGTCAGTAGGTGGCGCTGTGGCAGACCAAGGCAACGTCAACGAAGTAGTTGGCCGTCTGGCACCTGACGTGCGTGAGAAGGTGCTGAACCTGGCGCAACGGCGCGAGGCTGCGCTTGCGGAAGGGCAAGGCGCTGTCGCTGAGTCGCTGCAGGGTGAAGTCAACCGGCTGGTGACACCGTTGATGACTGACGGTTTGCCTCCTGCTGCAGTACAGCCGTCTGTCCTGCCCGGCGGGCTGGACCCGACGAAGGCCGCCCCGATCGATGTGGCCGCCACGTCTCAACTCGACCAGATGCTGGCGCAATCCGTTGCGCCGGTCAGTCGCACCCAGGCGCTGGAAGACACACTGCGGCAAGCTGCTAATAACCCCGTGCCGCAGGACAACGCCGGGTTGGTGCAAGACCTGGCTGCCGCCGAAGCGCAAGCGCCCCAGCAGCCTACGGGCAACACGCTGTCCGAGGGCGCACCCCTTGAGCAGGACACAGCCGCTCCGGCTGCCGAGGCGGTGCCATCCACGCCCGCGTTCATCACAGGCGAACTGCGCATGCTCGCGGCCAGGAACGGCGTGCTGGTCACACCCAACGACACACCCGTCTCTGTGCTGCAAAAGCTCGCCGTCGCTCTGGAGCAACAGCAGGCCAGCGTCGATGCGACCCCCGATCTGAACCAACCGACCACAGGAGAACAAGTTGCTGCCGAACCTACGGAATTACCTACGCAAGAAGGCCAAACGCAAGGCCCGGAAGCTGCGCCTGAAACCGTAACGCCGCAGGTTCAGTCGTCTGTCCGCAGGAACCAGGACGCGGTAGACAGGGCCGTTGGCGCGCTGGGTTTTAATCCTGTCGTTGTCGACGGGCCGATGGCGCTGCCGGTCGAGGCGGACATCCCCGTCCGTAAAGACGGCAAGCACAGTCTGAGCCAGGAGCAGGCGCTGGTGATGGGCGCTGTCATGCGGTCGATGGGTGTTGAACTGGTGCTGTTCTCGGGTGACGCCAACTCGGACGACGGATTTGTGTTCAAGAACGACCCCGGCAAGCGGGTGTTCCTGAAGGTGGATGACCTCACCGTTCCGCCCGAGTACGTCATCGGCCATGAGATGTTCCACAACGTCGAGGCTGGCGCGAACGGCAGCATCGTCCAGCGTGTGTACGACACCATCACGGGTGACGTTGGCGATGAAGGCATTCGCCGCTTCCAGGGCCGTGCTCAGTATCAAGCCGATGAGGCGGTAAGCGAGTTGACGGCCGACGTGGCCGGCGAGACCTACGCCCCCCTGTTCACGACCATCCCGTTCTGGCGTCAGGTGACGCACGGTGTAGCCGCCGAGGTGGGCACCGCCAAGGCCAAGAAGGCCATCACCCAGTTCAACCGCGCCCTGGGCAAGAAGATCGCCCGGGTCAAGAACGTCCTGAACAACGCAGACACCAACCAGACGGGCTACGGCACCTCGCGCCTGTTGAGCAAGGCCGGTGTCACCGCCGCGCAGAACGCCATCATCGCAGCCACCCGTGACTTCTATGGCCGTGGCGTTGCTGGTGACATCGCAGCCCAGCAGGCGGGTGTGGATTTGGGGGTTCAGTTCAGCACGAAGAAGCCGACGTCAGACATTGGCCACAAACGACGCGGAACAGACGGTTCCTACGTCGGTGCACCAGACTGGGTGACGAGTGGCGCACAACTGACGGTTCTGCGCAAGAAGCTGCGGCGACTGGCGATGGATGGTGTCTCGGGCCGGTTCTGGTATGAGAAGTCATCCAAGGCCGTGTTGGATCTGGTCGGTGGTGACAAGGTTGAAGCTGAGAAATTCGTTGGCTTGCTGGCGATTTACTCGCAGGGCACTGAGGTTAGCGTTAACACCGGGTTTGCACTGGAAGCCTATTACCAGTGGAAGGCGGGCATGCCCATCCACACGGGGCGGTTCCCTGTCGCGCAGAGCAAGAAGGCCGAGGCGTGGCTGAACCGGGGCGAAGACTGGGGCGGTATCAAGGTCAACAACTTCTATGCGGACTTGATGGAGGAGATTGACCCCGGCAAGGTGGCGGACGGCCATGCCACGATGGACATGTGGATGGCCTTGGCCTTTGACTACGGGATGAAAGTCCTCGACCAGGGGCCGAAGTACAACTTCGCGAAACGGGAAACGACCCGGCTTGCGGAAGAGCTTGGCTGGAAACCACATCAGGTGCAGGCTGCTATCTGGACGGCGATCAAGTCACGCGTCGAAGGTTCCGAGGCCGCGCGTAACGCTGACGAAATCAAGCAAGGCATCGCAGTGAAGAACGGTGGTCAGCATGCGATCGTTAAGGGCCGAGAGTATGACCACTTCAGGACGGCGCACAAGTTCGGCATGGACATGGCTATTACGCCGGACGAGATTGCCGAGAAGGGGTTAGACTTTGCCGACTCTCTGGCCGGCCGCATGGCGCAGATGTCCTGGGAGGCGACACCGAGCGTAACGGGGGGTGACATCCCAGGCATTCACACGGCACCGACAGCACAGAAGTTTGAATACCTGCTGGCGGTCGCCAATGCCCTGACTGAGAACGGCAAGGACTTGATCGCGGAAGCGGTGGGTCTGCACACGCCCCCGACCATCTTCGGCTTCTCTGCATGGGAAGGAGCTATCGGAGCCGGTGCGCAATCATTCCTGCCGGTGCCTATTGTTGGCCAGGCGGCGAACCGTGCCGTGCTGCCCGTCGCGAGAGAAATGCTCGGCCGGTACTCGGCGCTGAAAGGCCTGGTCATGCGGCAGGATGCTGTCGTGTGGCATGTTCCCATCTGGTCGGATTCTTC